CAACGCGCCGCAATCGGCACAACGTCGTAGCGCAACACGTCTGACTTCGTGCGCGGCTGCGCGAAATGCGGACGGCGCAACGCTTCCCATTGGTCGCGGAGTTCTTGCCACTCGCCTTTTAGGCTCTGGTACTCCGCCTTTAGTGAGGCATACTCGCGGCCCTGGGCCGCGAAATCGCGTGTCTGACACGCGACGACGCCCGGCTTGAGGTTCGCGTTCAAAATCTCGCGGAGGTGTCCGTACATTTCCTCGGTCGGCAACACATACTGGTGGCTAGTGAAGTAGTGGCCGCAAATCGCGCCCTTTCCAGTTCTGGCTTTCATCAGTCGGCAAACGTCGGCGACGGTCAGCGTCGTCTTGGCGAGTTCGCCTTTGAAGTATTCGACAAGCGGGCGCATTTTGGCGTCGTGTTCCTTTTCCTCGCGCAAGTGCCACGCCCGTTCCGCGTCCTTCTCGGCTGTTTGGCCTGTCGCCATGACTTCGCCGAACAAAATGCGCTCCGTTTCGGGAAAGTAGGTGCGCAGGGCTTCCGGGTGCTGTTTGTTCACTCGGCTCTGGTTCGGCAACGCGCCGGACTCCGTCTTTACCCAAACAAGCTCCTGAAGCGGCATAAATCCGGCGCGGGTGTACTGCTGGCGGGCGTTCATGAATTGGCCGGGATGGCCGAAAACGTAGAACGCGCCGTTCGGCTTCATCTTCGGGCGGGCCTCGGCCAGCATGGCGTCGATGAGTTCCGTTTGGTCGCCTTTGTCCCAATCGGTCGCCGCGTCCGCGAATTGGTCGCTCTCGACCTTTATGCCGTAGGGCGGGTCGGTGAGTAGAAGGGCGACGGACGCGGGCGCAACTTCGCGCAGTCCTGCGCGACAATCGCCCTTGTAAAGCGTCACCGCCTTGCTCTGGTAATATGGGGTCATGTGTTCGTGTTCCTTTCAAGCTGCAAGGCGCAAGGCAACGCGCAAGATTTCCCTGCCGTAGATAAAGGCAACGGCGGCGCATAGCGGCACCTGCCCGTTTCCCAATGTCTCAATGCGCGGGACGCGGTGCTTCTTCCGCGTCGTGATCCTCGCCATTAGCGGCGGCGTCCAGTCGGCGGGATCGTCGGACGGGTCAAGCCAGTAGAAGACTCCCGAAGTGATCGCAATGTCAGTCCATCCAATCGGCCAATGCATGAGCCATTCCACCCAATCGGGGTTCAACATTCCGCAGTTCGCGGTGTCTTGGTCTTTCCCGCCTGTCAGGTGCGACGACATGGCGCGACGTTCTTCGGGCGTCAGACGCCCGATTTCTTCCAGTTCCTTCAACTTGGCGAATGAGCCGGAGCAACCGCCCATCGTCTGTGTGCCGATAGTCGGGTAAAGGTGGCTTTTTGTCTTGCCGCGTTCGACGGCATAATCCAGACGGTCGCGGTCGGCTCCGTTCTTGCCGCTACCTTGGTTTGCCGCGCATGGTGTCGGCCCCGTGGCCGAAAGCGCGGCGCGGTCGCGGATCGCGTGAATGAGCATGATCTGGCGTCCGTCTCGGTTCTCGCGCATACCGTGCTTCGCATCGTTCGCTTGTGGTGTCGGCCACGGGGCCGATTCTTCGGCCCGCTTGACCGCCGTGTCAAGGCCGTCGCCGCTCTTGCCGCCGTATTCCGATCGGTTGCCGTTGCCCTTTACGGTCGGAGTGGGCCACGCCGATTCCGCCAGCCGTCTGTTTTCCTCTTCGACAACTTCGCCGAGGTTTGGTGTGCTTCGCCTGAATTTCGCGGAACGCGGCTTGGGTCGGCACGGCGACGTGCCGAAAAACCGTGCCGGGGCGTTCCCGTCCTCAATCCCCGCGCCGGAAAGTTCCCCAAAAGCGGTCGCGCCTGTGTCTTGCACCCACGGCGGCAGCTGAAAGCACTCCCCACGCACCATCATACCCCATCGCGGCCATGTCTGCGAGTACGTCGCCAAGTCCCCTTGAAACAAGAAATGGGGAATTTTCCACGAATACGAAACGGGGTCGAATTTCGCGAATGATACGCGCATATTCCGCCCATAGTCCGCTTCTCTCTCCGCGTATGCCCGCGCCTTTTCCCGCGCATGAAATATCCTGACACGGAAAGCCCCCGGCAATGACAACCTCGTCGCGGTGTTCTCGAAGGTCTGCGAACATTCCGGCGCAGTCGGCGTTGTCGGCGCGGAAGGTTCGCACGTCGTCCCATATCGGCAAGCCGGGGAAGCGCAAGCCGAGGACGGTTCTCTGGTACTCCATGATTTCGACGGCGCACACGGGCGTGATTCCTTCGAGCAAGTCGGCAAGGATTCCGCCGCCGCCTCCGGCGAAAAGGTGAACCGAGTATTTTGGCTTTTCCACATTGTCGTCCTTTCGTGTTGTTGGAAGTAAAGCCGGGCGGCGTCCGGCCCTTTGCGGATCGTCGCCCGGCGGCACTCAATCAGAATGGCAAGTCCTCTGGATCGGTCGAGCCGTCGTCCGGCTCCGCCGCCGCGTTCTGCGCGGCCTCGATGGCGTTCACGATGTCCGCCCAATCGCCGATTGTGTACGCCTTGCTTGCCTTGCCTGGCTTCTGCGCCTTGCAAAACTCCGCGAAGCCCGCCTTGTCGTCGCCGTTGTACTTCGCCCATGTCTCGATGGCCGTCGCCGCCGTGCAACCGAGGACGGGCTTCTGGTTCTGCTTGGCGCGCTCCGTCGCGCCTGTGATCTTCTGCAAGCCCATGCCGACAATATCGACATAGTACCGCCCGTCATACTCGCGCCCGTTTAAGACATACGGTATAATCACGCAATCGCCCTCGGCCACGCCCTCAAGGTGGCTCGTCGCGTCCTTCTGGAATGATACCTTCAGCGGGTTCGGAAAGCGGAGCCCCGTCTCGACGACGATCTCGCGCTTCCAGAATGTCCCGGTGTTGTTCCGCCATTCGTCCATCAGGGCAATCACCTTGCCGCGAATTTCGGGGCGCGTCCGCCCGGTGCTTGTCTGTGTCTGTTCGCTCATGTCTGTTTTTCTCCTTGTGGATTAGTGCCGCCCCCGCCGCCGCAAGTACGAATCACTCAACGGCAGGGGCGGCGAGTTTTACGAAATCCGCTTCACATACCGTTCCATGCCCGGCTCGGTGAAGTACCGCACATAAACCGCCTCTCGGTCTGCTTTCTTCACCTTCCGCCCGTTCGCCTCGTCCACCGCTTTCAGCAAGCCGTCGACGGCGGTCTTGGAAATCGAAACTGCGGCGGCGAAGTCGTCCGGCTTCACGCCGTACACGATGACGGATTCGGCAAGCCCGCGAAGGTCTGCCAGTTTCGCCCGCCCGCGCCGCTCGGCGAAAGCATACTCGATCCCGCTTGCCGCGTCGTAAACGCGCTCCCCCGCGTCCAGCGCGGCCTTGACTTCGGCTTTCACGCTCTTCACGAAAGACTCCAACACGGGAACGACGGCCATGCGCACGGCAAGCGGCTTCGTCAGGATTCCGCCGCCGCTGACAATCTCGACTGCGCGGCTGATCGCCGGGCAAGTCGCCGCGTGTGCGCATGTCTTGCACCATGCGGACGGCTTGCCGCACTTCGTCCGGGCCTCGTCGCCCGTGGCGAAAACCGCCCCGCTCTGGATCGCGTCAACGCGGCGGATCGTCGCCGCCGTCTCGCGGATCGCGTCGGCAAGCGCGAAGTCGTACCGCGCAACCGTGTGGTCGCCCCCGGCGACGACGAAAAACACGGCGCGGTCGTAGTGGCGGCGCGTGGATTCAATCAGCGCGGCGTACATCATGCCTTGCGGCTTGTAGCACTTCTCGCCGTCGGCGGTCGCGTAGGTCTTGTAGTCGGCGATGTACAGGGTCGCGCCGTCCTCTGATTCCCAAAACGCGTCCACCGTTCCAAACTTGCCGTCAAGTTCGGCGAAGTAGCCCGCGTATTCGTGGCCGTGGCCGTACTCCACCCGCGTCTCGGTGTGGATGTAGGCCCCCTGCGCGGTTTCGTCGCGGAGCCGCTTGATCGTGTTCGCGCCCCAAACGCCGCGCCCGATCTCGTCCTCGGTCGTGTTGTGGAGGTATTGCGCGGCGACGCTCTCGCCGCCGTCAATTTCGCCGTGGATATTCGCCTCGACGACTTTGTGGCTCCGCGTCCCGCTCTGCGCGTCTGCGCCGCCGGGGGCGGATTCGTGACACGGGCAAACGGCCCGCGCCGGAAGGGTGGACGGCCCGATCTTGCAATGGGCCGCGCCGCCTGTATCTGTCTTGTTTTCTTCGTTCATGGTTTTCTCCTGTTGTGCCTTTCGGCGTTGTTAAAATGTCACCCGTCTTTCCGGGCTGCCACGGGTCTTTCCCCGTCGCCATTTGCGCCATGCCGCGCCGCGCTTCGTCAAGCATCGACAGTCCATACCTTGCCTGCCTCGCCCCGCTTCGCCTCGCCATGCCTTGCCTGCCTCGCCACGCCCCGCCACGCCGCGCCCCGCCGCGCCATGCCTCGCCATACCATACCTTGCCTGCCTCGCCCCGCCATGCCCCGCCCCGCCGCGCCATGCCTCGCCATGCCACGCCTGCCGCGCCGCGCTAAACCGCGCCGGACAATGCTCCGCATTACCTGCCTCGCCACGCATCGCTTCGTCGCGCCACGCCAATCCTCGCCCCTCCGGCTATGCCTTGCGCTTCTTGGTGTGTTTATCGACTGCCGCCCAAACGTCCGCCAGTTCCTGCAAATGCGCGTATCTGTTGCGCACCGCTTCCAACTGGTCGAGCGCGTCCTGTACGGCAACCGCCATCAAGTCTGGCTTCTTCGCGACTTGCTCTAACAGGCGGTAGGGGTTGTCCGATTTCTCGCCCGTGCGGTCTGTGGAAACTCCGACGAAAACTGGGACGGTGTGCGTCTGTCCGTTCCTCTCGATTTCCACTTTGAACGAACGAATGAGCGACTGGGCCTGTAGAAGCCTGTACTTCTGCGCGGCTTCGCAGTCGTCCCATTCAAACGCGCCGTGGAGCGGTGATTCTTCATCCCTCGCCGCGTCAACTACTGCCGCCGGGCGGAGAAGTCCGCCGTCCCGCTTGGCGATCTCCTTCAATGCTTCCAGTTGTGTCACTTTGCGCCGCCTTTCGTTTCAAGCGCGAGGACGCTTTCCTTGTCGCTGATCTCAAAGGTTCCCCAACCCATGCCCGTCGAGTTGCTGCTGTCGGGGCGTCCCTCGCAAATGCCAACTTGCATCCCGGCGCGGGCGATAAGATTCACCACGTCGCTTGCCGTGAATTGGTCGGCGTCGTAGCGGAAGCGCAACCGCGCACCCCATTCGAGCCATTGCGGACGGACGGAAATGTCCACGGTCTTCGTGATCCCGCCAATCCGCACCATGCTTTCAAGCATACGCGGCTCGCCGCCGATCAACTTCACAAGCGGCGTCCCCTCGTCCCTGTCCCATCCGTCTTCGCAAATGAAAAGGGACATTTTCGCGTAGGTCATCTTAAAGCCGACAAGTCGGCAAGCGGAGATGCAAGCATTGCGGAACGCGGCGGCGGGTATGCCGTCCCATCCGTCCATGCTGATGTGGCGCGATTCGTTGAAGCACTCCTCGAAGTTCTTGGCGTCCTTCTTCTTGTTTTTCGTCGCGGTCGATCCGGCCTCCTGTTTCGCCTTTATCTGCATTTTCGCCTTGTGCGAAAACTTGTGCATGACAAGCGGGGCGGTTCCTTTGATCCAAACCTCGCCAATCTGAATGTTAGGCGGCGCGATGTGGATTGTCGTCTCTTTGGTTGCGTTCATTGTTTTTCGTCCTTTCTTGGTGTTTGTTGGTTTTGCCGCCGGGTGAATTGCCCGCCCCAGGCGGCGGTTGGTGGATTAAAAGCCGAGCGCGTCTGCCGCCGCCTTTGCGGACGGGTTGCGCGTCGTGCCGTTGGTTGGTGTGCGGTTCTCGGCGGCTTCGCCGTCGTCGTCCGCGCCGTCGCCCGTGACGATCTCCAGAAGGGCCGTCAATGTGTAGCGGCGGGCGTAGGTCATCGCGCTGCCGATTGCCTGTGGCGAATTGGTCGCCGCCATAATCGGGAACGTGCATGACGCTTCCTCGCCTGTCTCGGCATGGATAACGCGGGTCGTCAGCAACCGTTCGCCGTTGGCCGTGTACACGTCGCAAAGCACAATCAGCCCCGCGTCGTTCAACGGCTTGCGCACGTTTTCCCAGATTTCGTCGAGCGTCGCGTACTTGCTGTGAAAGTGCGGGTTCTCGCCGTTCTTCCTCACCGTCTCGATCTTCCCCTGTGCCGCACGAATGGCGGCGTAAAGGTGGACGGGCGGCTTGCGATTCAACTCGTCGATCTGGGCGCGGAGTTCCGCTTCGACTTCGCCGATCCCCGGCGGCACGTCGCGGCGGTATTCCTCGATCTTCGCGGCAAGCGCGGCCTCCTCGCGCTTCTTGGCCAGTGCCGCTTTCGCGGCGGCTTCCGCCTGTGCCTTGTCGGCGGCGGTCTTCGTGGTCGTCGACGTCGCCATTACTGCACCTCCACTCTCAACACGTCGTAGAGTTCTTGCAAGGTGTTATAAACCGAATTGAAGCGGTCGCCCTCAACCTCGCCGAATGATCCGTCGCAATCGGCGACGACGGGGGTAATCTGGCGGAGCACGTCCTTGGCGTTTTCGATCCTCTGGCGCAACAGGGGCGAAACCTCGCGCGGCTTCGCGGCTTCCGGCTTCGCGGCCAAAAGTGCGCGGATCACTTTGCAAGCCGTCTCCGCGTCGTTGCTCTCGAACGGCGTACAGTGTTCTTCAAGGTAGTCGTTGGCGTCGGCGATCGGTTTCTCGGTCTGTGCCGCTTCCGTCCACTTCTTCAGATCTTGTTCGGTTTCTATCAGCCTTGCCCGCAGCTGGCCGATTTCCTTGGCCTGTACCTCGCACTCTTCGCGCAATCTGGAGAGGTCGTTTCTGGCCTTTGAGAGTTGCTCGTCGGATATGATGAAACAGTTGGCCGCGCTGTGGACTCTGGCTATGTCGCCGAGCGAAACATTGACCTTTATTTTGTCGTAAATGGTTCCGCTCATTTCGCGCCGCCTTTCTTGCCGCCGTTCTTCTTGCCCTTGCCGCCCTTGCCGCCCTTCTTCGTCGTCGGCTCCGGGGCCGGAAGCGCGAGGGGCTTGTTCTCGATCATCGGAACGTCCACGACCTCGGCTTCCGCCGCCGCCGCGCCTTTGGCCTTCTCCTTGCGGTCTGCCGCCGCGAAGAGGTCGTCTTGTTCGCCCTGTCCGGCCTCGGCCTTGTCCGCCGCAACCTTCGCGCTGATCGCGATGTCTTCGTATAGGCGGTCGGCAAGGTCGCCGACAAGTTTCGCCGTCTTCTTCCGGCGGTCGCGCTCCATGCCTGTCGCGTCCGTCAAATCGACGGCGGCGAAAGCCTGACCGATCTTGATCGTCTGCTTGCGGATTTCCTCAAGCCCGGCGATATACTCTTGTCTCATCATTGTGTGTCGTCCTTTCGGTTGTTTGTTTACTTGGCCGGGGCGCACTCGCGCCCGTCGGCATGTCGAAGGTTCCCGCCGATCCTGTGCGGCGTCTCGGAAATGAGACACCACGCAATGAACAGCAGCGTCGCCGTGTTCAAAAGCCGCAACGCCCAATCGGCGACGGCCAGCATCGTCTCGCCGGGCCGCGCATGGCCGGCGCGCGTCCTCTCGCGCGTGGCGCGGGCGATTTCCTCGCGTTCCGCGTCGTTGATCTCGCGTTCCATAATGTCCTCAAGGTTCATTTGCCTGTCCTTTCCAGAAGGTTCTCAACTCTCTCGCGTAGCCAATAACGCCTCCCGAATACGATCTGCGGACGCGCGTCGTTCGGATTGACCTCGCCCTTGGCCGGGCTTGCCAGCCGCCGGCGGAGCGTCGAAACGCTCGTCCCGAAATACTCGGCCACTTCGTGATCCGTCATGTATTTCGAATCCTTCGGTCGTTTCATCGCCTACCCCCGCTTGCGAAGGTTCTTCCGCACGAAACAGGCCACGGCGGTTCCGTCGGCAGTCGCGCCAGTCTCGTCCTTCATCGCGTCCAGTTCCGCGCGCTCGAATCGCGTGTGGACTTGGACGGTCTGCGGCTCGGCTGCGGGCGTCGCGTCCGCGATGGCCGGCTGTTCGTTCTTCTCGGTCTTGCTCATCGTTGTTCCTTTCTTGTTCTGTGGTCAATGGTTGCCCGGCTTTCTGGTCGCCGCGCCGGGCTGGCGGCGTGTGCAAAGTTCTGGCCCGTCCGCAGGGCGCGGTTTCGGCGCGGGCCGCGCCGAGGTTTAATGGTCTAGGTATTCGAGCACGTCCCCTCTTGCGCCACGGATTCACGGCTAGGCGGCTGCAGTCCGCTTTCGCTTCCCCGTTTCGCGGTACTCGGGATTCCACGCCCCGCGCCCGGCGATTTCCGCTTCATGCGTTCGGCCCCCTTCTCGACGATCCGCCGCCCATCACCATCTGGCCGCGCCAGCCTGGCTTGATCTCGACAGGATTGCCCCGCCGCCGTTCCCAGCCGTTCGTCCGCCCGGTCACTTCGTGGACATTGGCAAGCCCGTTCGTCCGGCATGAGACGCAATACGCGCTCTTGTCGCCTTTCAGTTTCTTGCCGCAGTACAGGCAACGGCCCTCCGTGGTCGCGCAAGCGTTCGCCGTCTCGCGTGCGATTCTGTCCGCGTACTCGTTCGCCGCGATATTGTCCACGGCCTCGCCACGGGCCTTCGCGGCGTTCCTGTACCGACAGTAAGCGCGGGTGTAGACGGCTTGGCAGTCCGGGCAACGCTTGGAGTTGAACGCCCCCCTGTACGCGCGCCCGCAGATGTCGCACCGCTTGTCCTGAAACAGTTTCACCGAGCCCCCGTTCTGGCGGTCAACGCCCTGTATTCGATCCCGGCGGCGGTCATATCTTCAGCCCCAGATTCAGTTTGTTCACAACGTCGCCGCACAATTCCGTGGAGATGATCGTCCCCCGGTTCGTCGTCACGGCGCAGCCGATTTCCGCGTCTCTTTCGCGTTCGTCGAATACTGGCGCGACGCTCATCACCTGCATTGGGTTCACCCAGATGGGTTCGCCGTTTCGGTGTGTCAGTTTCACGAATGTCGCCATTGTCTTTCGTCCTTTCCTGATGTCGTCCTTTCGCTTCGCCGCCCCTATGCCGTAGCCGTTGCCCCGGTCACGACAAGCCCCGCGAACGTCCGCTCGGCGGTCGCCGCGCAAACATGACACGCGCAGAAGTCGTCAAGTCGCACGGTCGGGAATCCATACCGCGTAGGGCGGGCGACATGGCACTCGCACATTTCGCGCCGCGCCGTCTCCTTCCCGCTCTTGTCTTTGTCCACGACGGTCACGGGCCGCCCGAACAGGCAGCTCGCGCACTTCGCCGTGCCTCTCGTCTCGCTTGCTTTCTTGCTCATTGTTTCGTCCTTTCGTGGGTTGTTCGTGTTTGTTGGCCGTCAGGCCGTTTTGGTAAAATGTTCGCCTATGAACCTTTTGTTACTTGCCGCTTCGTTCCTCGCCGCCATCGTCACCGTGTGCGGCGGCCTTGTATGCCTCTTCCGCGCACTTCGCCGCAAGCTCCGCATCGAGTGGCGAGTCCGCTGGAATGCTAAGTATTCCTGCGACCTCGCGTTCGGCGGCTATGAGATTCGGGTCGCCAACCTCTCGAATGCGAACGTATGCGTCCGCCAGATAGCGTTCGATCTTGGCGGCGAGGGCATTGTGCAGATATTCGCGCAACACCCCGACGAGCGCACTCCGGCAAAAATCCTCGTACCGGGGCAGTTCTGTGATTTCCTCGTCCCCTACGCTGCGCTTCTCGCTGCTGTCGAGCATAAGCCGCGCAAGGTATATGTCGAAACTTCCGCAGGGCGCAAGTTCCACGCGAAAGTTCCGCAACGCCTTGTCGAGGGTTGGTGGCTCTAATCTGCGGTACTCCAATCCGTCGGGGACACGCGCCGGGCGTCGCCCTTGCCTGTCGCCGAATATTCTCCGTAGAAATCTCATCTCGTTTCGTCCTTTCTTGCTGTTGTCCGCTTGCGGGTGTTTAGACACTCAAAGGGAACACAAAAGCCCCCGGTGTTTAGACACCTTCCTGCGTGAAGAAATCGCGGCAATGTGCCGCAAGATTTCAACAGGCTTCACGCCACTCGCCTTTGCAAGTTTTTCCAAGGTTGCGCGAGACTTTGCTGACAATTCTTCGACCTTCATTTCGCACTCCTCGCCATAGCCGCAAGTTTGACGGTTTCGAGCACCAACTCGTATGCCTCGCGGCGCGCTGGTTTAATGTTGCCATTTTCGTCGATGATGCCGACGCTCTGCGCGCGGCGGCGGATGCCGTCCATGAGTAGGTCTGTGATCGAAAGCCCCGTCGCGTCGCAAGTCATGATTACAAGTGCCTTGAACTCCGGGGTGACGTATGCACCGAGAAGGGTTTTCCCCTCTTTGTGCTTTCCTTGCCTGTTGTTGCTCATGTTTTGTCCTTCTTGTTGATGTTGCCCTGTTTGGGGTTTGCGGTGGGTAGTATATCAAAGTGTTTAGACACTCGCAAGTACCATCCGCAACTTTTTTTAACTTTTTTTCACCGTCGGTATTTTTCGCCGCCCGTCGGCATATTTTTGATATAATCGTCTGGCCATGAAAACACTAGAAGACGAAAAGCAACTCATATCGTGCCGCCCTTCGTATCGTGCCGCCCTGCCGCGCATGATCCTCCCGCTGGCCCTGCTGGTGTCCGCCTGTTGGCTTGGATGGATCGCCGCCGCGTTCGCGGCCCTGTGGCTCGTCCTGGTGCTGATCCGCGCGACGTGGGAACGGTTCGGCGAGAAGTATGTCGTCACGAATCGGCGCGTGGTGACCACGCGCGGCATATTCAGCACGGCGACGACGGAGGTGCGCGTGTCCGACATTCGCGCCGTATTCGTCCGCAAGTCCATCGTAGGGCGTCTGTTCGGGTACGCGAACATCGCGATAGGCTCGGCGGCGGTCGGCGACGTGGAGGTCGCCATGCGCGACATAGCGGACGCGGACGCGATTACGCAAACCATCGAGCGGTTGCGCGCCGCCAGTTCGTGACCGATTTCCCGGCGGCGGGTGTCGCCGGGGTTTACAACAGGACAGCGACACACGGACGGCTGGTATGGTTTCAGGATTTGGAAAAGGTCAGCGAGTGCGCAAAAAGCGCGGTCTGCTCTTGCCTGCTCTTGGCCGCTCTCGTCTGCAACCGTATCTTCAGCGGTTGACATGGAAGAGGTCAGTGGTTCGAATCCACTATAGCCCACCAATCGTTTTCGTGTGCAAAACAAGGGGTTTCCGCGTTTTCTGGTCTGCGCGGGAATCCGCCCCGACGGGTGAAAAATGGTGTTTTACAACACTTTACAACACTCCGCCGGGTCAATGCCCGCAAGGGCGGAAAGTGTGCGCACATGGCAAAACTGGAACAGACGGGGTCGGTTTTCGACAATCACGGCCTCTGGTACTACTCCGTGCAACTGCCCGGAGAAAAGAAACGGCGGCAAGTGCCGCTCCGCGCCCCAGGCGCGAAACACACCATGCGGACTGATCGACCGCGCAAGATGGCCGAAGAGGCCGCCGCACGGTATTGGGAGGAACATACGCGCCAGATTCGCCGGCACGATCCGGCGGGCGTGTCCGTCGCGGAACTGTGCGCCCTCTGGGCTGACCATTGCCGCGATTACTACCGTGGGCCGGACGGCAAGCCGACAAGCATGGCGACGAACGCCGTCCTCGCCGTGCGGCTCTTCCGCAACCTCTACGGCAACGCGGCGGTCGCGGAACTAACCCACGCCGACATGCTGCAACTTCGCGACGCGCTGGTGCGCTCCGGGGTCGCCCGCACGACGGTGAACCGCCGCCTCTGGTGCGTCAAGTACATGATGGAGTGGGCATTGGACGAGGCCATTATCCCGGCGGCGGTCAAGGCGGAACTGACGCAAGTGAATGGCGTGAAGCGGGGCCGCTCCGCCGCCCCGGAACGCAAGCCCGTCCGCCCCGTGGACGACGCGACGATAGAGGCGACGCTCGAACACATGATGCCCAACACGGCGGACATGGTGCGCGTCCATCGGTACACGGGGATGCGCCCTTGCGAATTGTGCGCCCTCAAATGGTCGCTGATCGACACAAGCCGGGAGCCTTGGGTGTACCGCGTCCCGGCGGAAGTGAACAAGAACGAATGGCGCGGCGAATTGGGCCAGCCGCGCGTCGTGTGCATCGGCCCGAAGGCGCGGGCTATCCTCATGCGACACAAGGACGGGTGCGACATCCCGTTCTCGCCAGTCCGCGCGATGGACGAATTTCTGGAAGCGCGGCGGGCGGCACGGGTCACGCCGATCTACGGCAAGCCGAAGGAGGTGAAGTCCGCGCACGTTCCGCGCGTCCTCGGCGAACGGTGGACGACGGACGCATACACGAAAACGATCCGCGCCGCCTGTGGAAAGGCCGGGATCGCGCCGTGGGGGTCGAACAGGCTCCGGCACACGTTCGGCACGGAAGTCCGGCGGGCGTTCGGCTTGGAAGCTGCGCGGGCGGTTCTCGGCCATACCGGTGGCGGGTGCGTCACGGACGTTTACACCTTCGACGCGCTGGCCGACGAAATGGTGCGCAAGGCCGCGCCAGCCGTGGAGGCTCTTGGCTAGGCGTTCGCAAGGTAGGCGGCGGCGGCTTCGCGGACGCCATTCGACGCGACGGCGCGGCGGTCACGATCCGGCACACGGGCCAGAAGGTCGGCGGCGTCCGCGTCGACGCGTATCTGTTTCGATTGCGTCCGCTTGTCGCCGCCCCACCTTTCGGCAAGGGCGGCGCGGGCGGCGCGTTTCCTGATGGCGTGAAGTTCGCGTTTTCTCATTCCGTTGGTTCTCCTTCAGTAAGTGTTGGATTCTCTCGCGCCGACGATGTGGCAACGGTTCGAGCCGTTGAGTTTGATCTCGCCGCACGGGATCCATTCGCCGTTCGCGTAGACCTTCACCTTCTGGCCGGGGTTGCCCGTCCGCTTCATTTCGGCCTTGGCCGCGCGAAGGTTGAAAAACTCTTCATTTCCGACGTAGTAGATTGTCATGGTTCGCGCTCCTTCCTTTCAGGCGACGGCGTGGCCGTCTTCGCCCATGAAATCGGCGGCGGCGACGAATACGGAAACAATGCGGCAACCGTTCTCGCCGTCGAGCCCGTATTCCCACTTCGCGGACGGCTCCGCATAATATCCCGCCGCGAACGCTGCGCCGATGATCGCGGCGTTGAACGCGGCGGCGTCGCGCCACGTCCTCGCGTCATACTGGATAAAGAAGGTTCCGGCGGCTTCGTCGTATTCCTCGACTTCAAACCGCTCGGCTATGTCGTCGGCCAGTTCGGGTTTGGCGACAAGGTCGTCGGTCGCGTTGGCGACGATCTCGCCCACGTCCTCGCAGTCGAGGCGCGTGTACTTCGGCGCGGCGGTCTTCTTCGTGGTCTTCTTCGCGCTCTTCTTGGCGGCGGTGTTCTTCTTGGTCTTCATGGTTTTCGTCCTTTCGGTGTTTTTCGGTTTGTTGGTTGGTTGCCGCCGGGAACGTTGCCCCGCTCCCGGCGGCGGTTGAAGTTAGGCGGCAACGGTGTCCGCAATGATTACCTGTTCGCGCTGATAGATTTCGCTCTTGGCGGAACGCAGGGCCAGTTGGGCCGCGTTCAGTTCCGCTTCGGCGGCGGCGAGCTGCTTCTTGGCGGCGGCGATTCTCTCCTTTGATTCGACCGCCGTCTTCACAACATAAACGAGCGACGACCAGCGGCCCGTGTGATTCCAGAAACAGTCGGCGACCTCAATCTTGCCGAGGTTCGTCTCCATGTAGACGAGTTCGATGTCTCGCCACATTTCCGGCGAAACGCCGCCGCCGATTCCGTGGTTCACCTTCGGGGTGATCGTGTTCTCGAATTCTGCTTTTGTCATTTTGTCGTCCTCTCGGTTTTCGGTTTTTCGTTCGATCTTTCGGGTGGCCGTTGCCCCGGCCTCTGGTGTCCCTCAAAATCTGCCCATAGTATATCACACTTCCGCGTAGCGTGTCAATAGCAAAAAGAAAATTTTTTCACTTTTTTTTCGTGGCCGATCCGGGCGAAAGAAATGCCCCCGTGCCGGGCAAAGCGACGGGGGCGGCGTGGCCGAAAGGACGACTTCCGAAAACCACGCGCACATTATACCACAACGGCGGTCACTTCGTCGAACACTCGGAACACGCGTCGCAGTCCGCCGCCGTGATCCTCGTGCCGTCCGCCCGGCTGCAACTGCCGCCGGCGCAATCGAGCGTTTCGGTCTTGCCGTCCTTCGTGGTGACGGTCACCTTGCCGCTCTTGCCGCTCTTTATGTAGTCGCGGACGGCGGCGAACGATTCCGCCGTAAGCAGGGACAAGAAGGACGCCGCCGCGTTGCCGCCAGTCCCCACCGCGTCGTTGTAGTGGAGGTCAATGTCCGGCTTGATGTCCGTCGTCGGCGTCTGGGTGGCCGTCTGCGAGAACGTGTCAGTCGAGCCCGTGCTTTCTAGGCTCTGGGTCTGGGTGAACATTTCGAGCGCGGGCGCGGCCTCGCCCTCGGCAACCACCACGCCGTTAGTCACGGTAGCCTTTGAAGCCATTACGAAAACGCAACGGTCGAAGGAGTTGTTCTGCGTCTGGCTCTTCGCCGGCTGCGCGCTGTCGCTTGTGGCGCAACCCGCCAGCAGGAACGCAAGCGCGAAAGCGGCGACGACGGCGGCAAGGCCGCGTTTCGTCTTCCGTGCGATCTTCGCCTTGGCCTTGGCGACCTTCGCCTTGGCCTTGTCTTTTCCCTTGGCTGTCTTTCCCATGTCTCGCGCTCCCTTCACTTGACGTACTTGTCGATCAGCGCGTCGGTCTGGGCGTTGATCTTCTCCTGTTCGGCGTCGCTGATCTTGCCGTCGTCGGCAACGGCTTCCGAATAGACGGCAAGGGTCGCCATGCCGTCGCGGAGATAGCCAGCGTACTTCGCCTTGCCGCCGTCGATTGAGACGGACGCGGCCAGTTTCTTGTTGAGCGTGCGGACGAGCTTCTTGGCGGTGTCCTTCGTCAAGAGATACTCGAACGCCAGCTCCAGCAGTTTTTCTTTCATCGTGTGTCCTTTTCCGGGGCGGCGGAATTGCCTTGCCCCAAATTCGCGGCGCGGTCAAAACGCCGGGGCGGACGCGCCTGTCAGTTTCAGGATGACGGCGACGAGCGCGGTTATGATCCAAAGCACAATGGCCGCGTGTCGTTTCATGCTCTCGACGATCCCGCCGTTCGCGGCTTTTTCCTTTTCTGCCGTCTCGGCGTGTTTCTTGGCCGGACATTCGGCGCACTTGTCCGTGTGCCAACTCTCGAACGCCTGGCGCAAGTCCGCGAACGTCCAAAGCGACAACAGGATTGTGGCGAGGGCGTTGTCGCGTTCGCTCTGGGTTGCCGTCCCGGCGATGAGTTTGTGCGCCAACACTTCGCGCTCGATCTTGTCCTCGCGGTCGCTCATTAGTTGCCCCCCTGAATCTTGTCAATGAACGACTGCCAGATGGCCTTGGTCGTCGAAAGTACCGCTTTGTCGCGCTGCTCCGTCGCCCATGTGACGAGCGCAGATGTCCGCGCCTCTGCCCGCGCCGCCCTATTGCTTGCGCTCATGTAGTCCTCTGTGACTTCCGCAAGCCTGCGCGTCGCCTCTGACGCAGCAACCCTGTACCGCTCGGCCAGAACTTGCAGCGGGTTCGACTGTTCCGCGCCGACGATCTTCAGGAGGCGGTTGGTGACGACGGCTGGGCCTTTCGTGTCGGGCTTGCCGTTCCTGTGCCACTTCGTAATGACGAATCCCGGCATGGTCGTCGTGTCGCGCTCCACGCAGATTCGGCGGTTCTGGAAGTAGGCGCGCTGATCCTTCGTCAGAACGGCGGCGGACGAGGCGGCGATTGCCGCGCACAAGAGGACAAGGGCGGTTTTGTTCATTGGGGTGTTCCTCTGCAAAATCCGTTGTCAAAGTACAGGACGGCCCCGGTCACGCCGTTCGAGACGATCCCGGTGTAGGCCGGATCGCCGCCGACGGTGAGCAACAGGTCGCCGAAATCAAAGCCGGACGGCCCGCCGAGCCTGTCGTTCGGCAAGTCAAGGCACGTCACGCCCTGCGCCCATGTCGGGCGGGTGACGGTGCAGCGGTGGCAACCTTCCCACGTCCGCCCGTTGTGGGTGATCGTCTCGGGGTTCTGCCAGTCGATCCACGCGACCTTGTTTGTCGCGGCGCGGTCGTGCGTCTGATAGACGACATAGCGGTTCGGCTCGAGGTCTATCTGGCGGTTGTACCATACCCATTGCGTATCTACCGAGCCCGCCGTCTCGGTCTTCACGACGTAGGCGGTGAGGTTCGTGCGGCTCGTCTCCGGCATGATAACGAGCGCAAGTGCGATGGCGTTTGTCGCCGCGTCCGCCTGTGCCGCAACAAGCGTCTGCAGGGCGTTCGTCATGGCCTCGTTCGCCGCGTCGCCGATCTCCGCCGCGCGTTCTGCCGCGTCGCCGGCTGCCGCAGATTCCGCCGCGCTGCCGACGGCCCCGGAGTCGTTCATGATCTCCCCGGTCGCGCCGTCCTGCATGACGACCTGCCGTTTCCACGCGGGTTCGGTGATCGTCTCCGAGGTGATTACGATGTTGGTCGTTCCGGCGGTCGCCGCCAGTTGCGCCCGCGCCGCCGCCGCCGCCAGAATCGCGGCCAATGTCAGGAAAGCCACGCGCATTTACTCCACCTCCGCGTATGTCGAAGACACCCGCCATTCCCACGTCTCGCCGACGGTGAAGCCGACATAGACGAAAGCAAGCGACGACGTGACTCCGACGGTTTCCCATTGCGCCGCGCCCTTGCGCCGCCGCTGCACGACAAACTCTGTGGCGTTCGGATCGTCGCAAGTCCACATGATCTGGACGGACGACGACGACGCGGAAAAGCGCGTTATCTCGATGCCCTTCGTCTCGATGATTACTGCTGGCGTCTCCGTCCCAACCCACCAGTAGATGTTCGTCGCGGCGTTCCCGGACACGGCGAACGCGAGAATGTTCGTGGCGAGGTCGCTTGTGACGGTCGCGCCGATCTTCTCCAGTTCGCGCCAGTTCTCCGTCTCGTCGTTCCTGACCGAAACGGGGGTGGCCGTCGTGACGTTGTGGCCGACGAAAGAAACCTCGACGACGGTCACGTCGTTCGTCTCGTCATACTCCACGGCGACGGAAACGAGCGCAATGCCCTCGTCCGCGCCCGCGTTCTGCACGGGCTTCGTGCCGCCGTAGACGATGGCGGCTGCGACGGCGACAAGCACGACGGCCATTTCGCAATTCTTCAACTTCCGCAACTTCGCCAACTGGCTGCGAATGAACGGCGCAAGGGTCATGCCCGTGCATATCGTAAAAAGCAACGCGACGGCGAACAGGCAAGAGACGCAAAGCCCGGTCTGAACCGCCAGAAGAAAGTCATTCAGCATTGCGCACCCCTTTCAGGACACCGCCCCGGAAGGTCAGAATCTTGTCGCCCCAGACAAACTCGCCGGAAACGCCCCCGGTGACGCCGTTCGGCAGGTCAAGGGTCACGCCGTCCCCGCTCGGCGCGTCCGCGTCCGCCTTGATCCAAAGGAAGTAGGAGGTCGTGCCGGACGGGTTCGGGATCGTCGCCGTGATCGTGTAGTAGCCGGCGAACGTCTGGCCGTGGAATGTCCGATCCCCGGCGTGATAGACGGGCGCGGACACGTTCGCCTCGGCCAGTTCCTCAAAGTTCGCGCGTCCGCCCTCCATCGTGTTGCGGTGCAAGACGGCGGGCTTTATCGCGCCCAAATCGGCGGTCGAAACATAGTCGATCTCGACGACGATTTGGGCGGCGGTTCGCTCGATCCACCGCGCCTCGGTGATCGCCAGAATGTCGTCCTCGGTGAAAATCACAAGCGCGGCGAAACTGTCGGAAAAGCCGGAGCGGTAGACCACCACATTGTTGCTCATGATGTTCTCGACGACCGCGCCTATCGCCGACGAGACTTCGCGCGCCGTGTCCTGCGCGGCTTCGGCCTTGGCCTCTGCGATCTGTGCCTTTACGGAGTTCGTGGCGACTTCGGCGACGGACGCGACGCCCTCGACATTCAGGTTGCCGCGCTGGTCAACCATCATCACCGTGTTGGTGAGGTCGGCGGCAGCTGCGGCGACGGCGGCGACTACCGTCAGAAGCAAAAACAGGAAAGCGAAAAGCGTTGCGCGTTTCATCTGGTCAGTTCTCCGCGTTGAGGTTCACGTTCGTCGTCGCTTCGTAGGTGAGGCTCCCGTTCCTCATGCGGGGCGTCCACCATACTTGCAAGGCTTCGTCCCAGATGCCGCCGAGCGACTGTTCTCGGATCGCGGCGGTCACGTCTGCGGGCGTCGTGTAGCCGCTGACGTCCGGGATGTCGTTCGTCAGCGCGACGCGGCCAACAAGGTTAGTTCCGGCTCCAATCCATTCCCGAGTACACGTCACGTCAGCAAGCGGTGTTGGAATAATCAATGATGTCTCGGTGGCTCCTTCTTCGTCTTCATCGGTGTAAAAAATGTCAGAGTAGTATTCCCCTCCGCCGTTTCGTTCAAGCGACCAGCTATAACCTGGAAAAGCGCCATCGAAGTACATAGAGAATACATAACCAGACGGCACTCCGGAATACTCCCATTCGGTGAAATGCTCGTGAACTGCCTCCCACACACACCCGGTCGCGTCCGTCCAGCGCGTCGGCGTTCCGTACACGGACGCGCGCGCAACCGCGCCCGTGGACGCGAACGCGGAGAGGGCTGCGGCGTCCGCGCGGAGCGAGGACTGCAAGACATCGTTTGTTGCGCGGTCGGTGTAGTTCGTGGCCGGCTCAAGGCTCGTCGTCGGCGCAAGTTCCACGATCCTGTCGTCCGTCTCCTGTTTCGTGTAGACGTTGCCGGCCAATGAGCCGACGGCAGATTGAAGCGTCTGCGTGGCGGAAATGAGCGCGGCGACGCTTTCGCGAATGGGGGCCGTCGCCTCCGTCAGCCGGTTCGACACCCAGTTCTCCGTGGCCATTTGCACGGCGTTCGCGGCCAGCGCGGCCAGCGCGGCCAAAAGTGCGGCTTTCGTCTTCATCGCTGTATGCCCTCCGGCGAAAGGTTGAAGGTGATCTCGCCGTCGGAATTGAGGACGGCGGTCAGGAGGTGATAAAGCCCGGTGGCCGGGTTGCGGATGTAGGTATCCTGCGGTATGATCTCCGGCGCGTCCGCCGTGCCGTTCGCGGGGTTGTCCTTTATCCGCAAATCGCCGGAGCCTAGCCAGCGCGCGTTGCCGCTCTTGTCCGTCATGACGACATGGTAGTCCAGCTCTTCCGTCGCGTCCGGGAAGCACCACGGCGCGAAGTACGCGCGAAAGCCGCCCCGCGCGTCCACGCCGGCGGCGACCGTGACATTGGCCCGTACCGCGCCCGTGCCGGGGTCTGGCAACCGTTCGATGAGGACGGCCATGCTGTCAACGTCGTCCGGGATGTCGCCGACTATCCTGAAAACGGCGGACGACAACTTGCCGACGACGCACGTTGCCAGCGGGTCGTCTAGCCTGTCCGGGCGAAGTCTGATTGTGTTGGCTTTCATGTTTGCCGCTCCTTCGCGATTGGCGGAGCGGTCAAACCTACCATCCCGGCAGCGACGCCCACGGCGCGAAATCTAGAACGACATAATACACAACAGAAGATCCAAACGTCTTGAATCCCCAGGAGCCGTCGAACACGGGCGGCGTGATTCCTATTGCCACCGCCGCTTCTTCGATCAAACCTTTGATGCTCACCGAAATCGTGAAATAGACGCCGCTGCTCGGGCTTCCTTCCTTCGACATTTCACCGATCCGTTTTGCATAGTAGCCACCCCTGTATTCGGTAGGATTCTTCGCCTTATCCTCAAGGTAGACATTGACGACAGCATACAACACGGCCTTCGACACCCTGTATACGTTCCCCGTATGCAACACATTCCAAGAAAAGCCCGAATTAAAAGACAGGCTGAAACTTCCTGGGTTTACAGTATACCCGTATCCGCTCTCGCCATATCCTTCCGCATAGATTAAAGACGTAGAGGTCTGCCAACTGTCAACCTCTGGCTCACCGTCCCATGTGTCCCACGAATAACCCGTGCCTTTCACGCTGTTCGTATAGTTGACCTCAAGTGCTACGCGACGCATGCCTCCCAGCCAGTCGTAATATTTCTCGACCTGCGAATAGCGCGGGAAAAAACTCAACGAGGCCGGCTTCGGCGTCGTGTACGGCATGACGCGCCCGGACGAAAATAGCAGGTTATACGATTGCCAGTACTCCACATTCGTCGTCGTCGTCGTTTCGACGCGCGGCTTCGTCACTTGCCAGACGTTTGAATAAACCGAAACCGTGCCGTTGGTCATCCGCATCGTGACGACCTCGACGACGGTCGTGCGGTTTATCGTGAGGCCATGATCGCCCCAATATGAACTAGGGTAGTTTGTCGCGACCGTCGTCGTGACGTTCGTAATGTGCGGCGGGTGCCAATCAAAGCCCTTCCCAGAAATCGTCTTTGAGCCTTGCACCCAATCGGCGTCGTTCGTCGAAAGGTAGCCGCCGAATCCGCTCCCGAATGACAAGCCCTGCGCGATGTCCTTGCCGGACGCATAGCCTGTCTTCGTGTCAACTCCCGCGCCCCAGTTCGTCACATAGTTCCAGCCGACGGTTATGTTCGTCACCATGTGGCCGTCCTGCCATTCCTTCGCCGTCGAATAACGATAAAACCTATTCGTCTGCGAAAGCGGAAACGGGCCGTATTGCGGCATGAGGACGCGCGAAGTCGAAAGGCCGCGCCATGATCTCGAAAGCAGGGCGGCGCGTTCGCAAGCCGCCTCGCGCAACCATGCAATATCCTCATATCGCAGGACGGTGTATGCCGGGGGCTTCCCCATCACCGTTCCCGTGAGGTTCGTGTGGATCGGGCGCGAAAAATAATAATCCCCGACAGTCTTCTGCGGTACGGTTGCGGCGACGACGACGACGCCGCACACGGCGAAAGCGAAAAAGGCCGTTATTGTCTTCATCTGAACACCTGGACATTTACAAGGGACGATGCGCGGTAATCGGAAGAAACGACATTGTTTGCCACATTGTACAGGCGCAGCCACGTCGTGAAATCGTCGCCGGTCGTGTTCGATGGATCCATCTCGACCGACAGTATGTTTTCGCCCGTGCTTACGCTGCCCGCGTTCGGGTTGTGGGAAATCCGCGCCCAGATCGAGTTCTCCGCGTCCGTCACCTCGACCATCGTCGGCCCGGTCAGCATGAAACCCGCGACCGCCGTGCTGTTCCTGACGCAATAGACATGGGTCACCGACAGTTCGCCCGTCTCGTCGTCAACCTCGAAATACCAAACGAGGTCGAAGTTTTGCGCGGCCCTGCCGGCAACGGATATGGACGAGTTCACGCCCGCCTCGTACCGCCGCGTCGTGATCGTCTTGCCGGGGTTGCTTATGTCCGGCTTCGTCTCGACATAGATAAGGCCGACGGTCTGCGAAAACTCGTCGCCCCATATGTTCTTCGCCTGCTCCGCCGCAGTCTGGGCCGATTCTCCGCTGCCCCGCGTCCTTTTCGCCGAAACGTACATGAGGCGGCGGGCCGCGCTCTGCAATGTGTCCACGCCGTCAACCTTCGCGCTCGTCTTGCCGTGTACGATTACCTCCCAGCGGCGGATCTGTACTGTGATCGTCTGTTCCTGGCCTTGGGCGTTTGTGACAGTTTCCGAGCGCGTCTGGAACGGCGAGCCCTCTGATTCGTCCAACGCCAGAAGAAACCACTTGTCTTCGTCGGCGTGTCCGTCAACATCCGACATTGGGACATTCAGCGGGGCGCACGTCTGCCCGACGGCAAGGCAACCCGTCGGCAAGTAGACCTCCCACTTGCCGTCCTCGTCGTCCTCCGTGACGTGGAAGCGGCAAGCGAACGGCGAACGCCCGGCGATGGCCGTCGCCTTTACGTCGCCGATCCTGATAATCGGGTGGTCGCTGTCTGTGCGGTCAACGGTCACGCCGGGGCCTCCCGAGAGGTTCCGGCAGAAGTTCAGCATCCAGTTGAAGGTCGCGGCGAAACCGCGCTGCGCCCCAATGGGGCGGTGTCCTTTCAGTTCGTGCGTAATTTCCGGCTTCATGTGCCTAGTCCTCGCGATAGTTCCCGCCCAACGGCCAGCCGGCAAGGGACAAGTCGTTCGCGATATTGTCAACATACGAAACGTCGTCCTCGTTCACGTTCACGTCTACGCGCCACATCGGCCCGTTGTCGTGAACAGCTGCGACCTCGTCCTGCATCAGTTGGACGGATATTTTTTCCAACTCCCCCTCGTCGTTCTCCTGCCAAATGTAATATGTGCGTTTAAGCCCGGATGCTATTGATTCCGCCGCCGTCTTCGCCGCAGATTCGGTGAGTCCGACATACGAGAAGGACTTTGTCGTGTAGCGGTGGACTTCCCACTTGTCCGTCTTCGTCTTGCTGGCGACGGCGTACCGTATGGCCAGCGCGACGTGCGTCACCTTGTTGTCGGCACTTATCGTATTTAGAAGGGCCATTAGTTCACCTCCAAGGATTTTTCAAGGTTCTCCGACAACTCCTGCAACTTCTCGGCGGCTTTCTTCGTGTTCTCCGCAGTCTCGATCGCGGCCTTCTTGGCGGCGGCCTCTTCTTCCTTCGCAATCGCGACGCGCCGGACGGCCTCGTCCCTAACCGAAAGGTTCGTGGCCTCTCGCCAGTTGCGGCGGCGGGATAGCCGTTTGAAGTCCTTGTCGTACTGCTCCTGGGCCTTGGCGTCCGCCCGCTCCTCGCGCAACTGCGCGGCCATGCTTCGACGATCCCTGTACCAACCCCAGGCCTCCTTCCGCTTCGCTTCGGCTGCCGTCAGATCCCGGTTTGCCTTGCTTCCTTCCTTTTGCGCTTCCGCCAGCAGCTTGTGTTGCCGGGCAATGTCGCGGCGAAGTTTCGCGTCGTCCCGTTTCTTCTGCTCCTTCTCATGCTCCTTCGCCAGCTTCTCGTCGATCTTCACCTGTGCCTTGGCGAGGCTTTCCTGTATGCGCGCCCGCTCGGCCTCGGAACGGGCCGCGACCTTCTTCTCCGCCTCTATCTCGCGTTTCGCCTTTTCCTCTGCCACGCGCCGGACGACGGCCTTTTTGATTTCCTCTTCCTTCTTCGCCTCGTCTTTCCGCATGTCGGCCCGCAGCCGCCCTTCCTCTTCCCACGACTTTCCAACCGATCCAGCCGCCTCGCTCAAAGTTCCGCCGCCCATGAGCGTCCCGACGAATCCGCCAACCGCCGCGCCAACCTGCGCGGACTTGTCCTGCACCCAATGGAAAGCGTCGGCCAACTTCCCGGCCATTTTCACCGCAACGCCGATGGCCTCCACAACCTTTGAGACGGCCTCGCCAACTTTCGACGCCCAGACTTCGAGCGTCCCGTTTTCCTCCAAATCCTTCGCCGCGTCCAGTATCTTGCCCATGCCGTCCTTGGCCGTCCCCTGCAACGCCTGGCCGAACGCGCGGACGATGTTGTCCCACTTGCTCTTTATAGCCCCCATCAGCCCTTCGCCAGTCTGCTCCGTCTCCTTCATCGCGCCGCTGTATCTGCCCAACTGCTCCTCGACGACGGCCCAAATCTCGGCGTTCGACCGCTCGGCCTTCTGCATCTCCTTTAGCTTGTCGGTCACTTCCGGGGTAATGACGCCCATGTTCTGCAACTGCAAGGCGGCGCGCCCGACAGGCTCACCGTCGCGAATGAGCGCATACAGCCGCCCGACGACCTGCCCCATTTCCTCTATCGGCTGGCCCGTTGCCGCCGCCGCGTCGCCGATCAACTGCAACGAATCCTTGTAGCCGAGCGCGCCGTTCGTCATTACAATCAACGAGCGCGACGCCTTTGCAAACTCGTCAAGCGAGAACGGCGGCGTGTCGCCCAATTCCTTCAGGTCGGCCATGTGGGCGCGGGCGTCGTCAATGTTTCCGATGAGCGTCTTGAACTGCGTCGTCTGCGTCTCGAAATGGAACGCGGACCTCAGCACGGACGCGGCGGCGGAGGCGATCTTCTTTATCGCGCCGACGCCCATGTCCCACGCGGCCTTTATGTCGGCCCAATGGTGGCGATTGTCGGCGGCGGCCTTGCCCATCGACTTACCGACGGAATCGGCCATTCTGGCGACCTGCTCCTTGGTCGCCTCGATCCCGGCGGCGTTCAACGCCGACATGATGGATATGCGGATTTCCTTCCCGGCCATGTCTGCTCCTTCGCCTTTGGCGAATCAGTAAAACAGGAAACAGCGCGCGGAAGGTGCTGCCGGCGGCGTTGTGTCAGCAACCTATTTCGCTGCCTGTGAGTCGCGCTCGGCCTTCTCGGCGCGCAACCGCTCGGCGATTGCTTTCAGCGTCGCCAGATAGTCGGCGTGGGCCTTTGCCGTGGTCTTCGTGAGTTCCATGCCCGCCTGAACATGGGCGGCGTAGATCATGGCGCACAAGCGGCTCGGCGTCTGGCACATGAGGTCGTCGAAGGTCAGCCCCGTTGCCGCCGCCGCGCTGGCGAGGCGTTCTTCCATCGCGGCGAAGTTCCGCCGCTCCCGCTCGTCCGGCGTGTCGTCCTTCTCGCGCTGCTTCATCAGCCCGGTCGGCTCCGGCCTCACGGCCTCGATCCCGACGGCGGCGAAATAGACGGCGTTGTCCACCTCGGCTTTCGTGGCGGAAACGGACGCAATGAAAACGCCGAGGGCGCATTGTATCTCTTCAGGATCGCGCAAGCCGTCAAGGAATCCGCGCTCCCGGCCCTTGGCGCAAGCGAACGCGAAAAGCCAGTCCTCTGTCGGCTCGTCGTCGGCGAATCGCTTTGCGTAGGCGTACCAGAAGAGCGCGGCCATTGTCGGCTCCCAAAACACAACGCCCCCCGCAATGGCAAAGCGGGGCGCGTTGTAGGCCGTCGTTTCCGGCCCGTCCGAAATCTTGAGGGCAAGCGCGTGGAGGCGGATGATGTCCTCGTCTGTCGGCGTCAATCCCTCCGCGCGCAAGTCCTCCAGATCTTCCTTCGCAAGTTGCGAGGTCACGCTCACGACGAGGAACCTTCCGTGCCAGTCAGGAACTTCGTCGCGGTGGCGGTCTTCGTCTGATAGCCGGCGTCCGGGTCGCTCTCGGCCTCCGCCGCCGTGATCGTGAAACCTGTCCCAGCCGTGATCGCGCCAGTGCCGTCGTCGTCCGTCATCGTGCCTTGAACCTCGACGCGCCCGTGGCTGCAATCGCTGGCAACCGGGGTGCCCTCGACGGTCTGGACATGAGGATCGACGGAGAAGGTCGTGTTGATGCTCGTGAACTTCTCGGACGCGGCGAACGCGCCGGCGACATCCTGCGACTTGCTGCGCGGCGTCAAAGTGCCGCTGCACGGATAGGTGCGCTTGGCGGTCGCGCCGCTCTCTACCTCAACTCCGCTGATCGAAACCGTCGGCGGCTGGCCCGCCTGTGTGGTGATCGAAACCGTGGTCAGCATGACTTTCTTGTTTCCAACGTCATGGACAGAACCGAGGACGATTCCAGAAAGGTTCACTGAACCCGTGACTGCGCACTCCGTGGTCGGGGCGATTACCTCGCCGTAGACGGCGTGGGCAATCGTGTCGCCGTACTCGTTCGGGGCTTCCGAGACGCTGCTGCTCTTGCCGTCGCTGGACGACTTCGGGGTCAACCCTGCAATGGTTCCCCAATAGTTCACGGGTGCGCTGAATGCGTCGTTTTTTGCCATGTCGGTGTTCCTTTCTTGTGTCAGTTGGCGCGGCCCGTTATGGTCGCCGCGAAAGATGTAGTCCATGAGCCGCCGTTCTCGTCGGTCTGGTAGTCCGGCTCGTTTCCGTCTGCGAGTTGGAAACCGTCAACGGCGAAGACGTGCGGCTCGTTCTCGGCCAGTTCGTCGTTCTCGTCGCCCAACGCAGCGCAGTTGTCGCCGCGCGCCAGATTGTCGAAGACGGCCCAAAGGGCGTCGTAGTTCGTCTTGAAGAGGCTCCCGCCCTTGTCGTCGTCGATTGAAACCGTCAGCGCAACCGTGAGGGCGAAGGTGTACAGCGGCAACGGCTCGGCCAGTTGGCCGGAAACGTGGGCATTGATTGCGATTCCGCTGGACGGCGTTTCGTGCTTCTCCCCTTCGAGTGCTTCAAGAAGGAGCGAATAGACAGGGACGGTTGCGCCGGCGGCCTCGATCGCCGCTTTCAGTTTCCGGGTTATGAGTTCGGCAGGATTCATGCCAGTTCCCTTCTCGCCTTGGCCAGCCCGGCGTCGATCTGCTTGTTGATGGAATTGGTCGCCGCGACCATCGCTTTGGATAGCGCGGCCTCCGGCAACGCCTCGCGGATGTAGTCGAGTTTGTTGACGATGAGGACTTCGACGCGCGGGTTCGGCCCCGTGACGACTTCGCGGAGGTAGCCCTCGACCATGCGGTCGTCGATCTTCGTCTTTGGGTTGCCGCCCGTCTGCTCGGCGCGGCGGAAAAGGGACTTCATGAACCAACCCCACGAATGTTTGGCAAGCCCCCAGCGCGTGTACTGCGCGAATTTCTGCCGCGCCTCTGCGCGTGTCGCGGCGGGCTTGACGTATGTCTTCGCGTCCTGTCCGCCGCGTCTGCGGATCTCCCAGCGCGGTTGCGGCTTCTGGTTCTTCCCCGGCGGCGTGATGTACTTCGGGCCGGGGCCGTCGTAGCGGGAAACGTCCTTCAGCGGGGCTTGCTTCTTGGCCTTGGCCGTCCGGGCGCGCAGGGATTTTATCAACGCAACCGTGCCGCGCCGGATCGCGACGGACTGCGAGTTTCCTACCTCGTCGCGGTAGCGGTTGAAAGCGCGGGTGAAGTCGCCAACGGTGGACGCCGGAACGCTGGCCGAAATGTCAAGAATCGCCGCCACGCCGTCAGCCCCTTGTGCGGCATTTCAGGATATACCATCCGTCGTGCCGCGTGACGGTGGAAACCTTGAGGACGAGCGGGTGGCCGTCCTGGGCGACCTCGATAGTGTCGGACGGCTCCGGGTCTGAAACTTCCGGCCAGTCCGCGCGCCTGATCGCCGCCGTGTATGCGGTCGCGTAGGTCGGCGCAAGCGCGTCGGTGAAGTTGTCCGCCGTGCCGCTTTCCAGAAGGAGAATGTCGAGCGGGTGCTGGATCGTCCGCGCCTTGCCGTTCTCGCGGCGCGTCCCCTTGTACGCCGCCTGGCATTTCTCAAACTCCGCCGACAGGCCGACGGTGACGGTCGCGCCAACGGCGTCCGTCTTCATCGAAACGACGACGCGCAACGATTCGCCCAACTCCACCGCCGCGCCCTGTTCAAGCGTAGGGAAGTCCGCCGCGTTCGCGACATACCGAGCCGCCTCTTCGGGTGCCGCGTCCGAAACGGACTCCGCGAAGTCCCGCGACGACGACTGCACGACGGCCCCCGTCTCGTCCTCGCCGTGGCACATGGTACGGACGGCTTCGGGCGCGGCGGTGGCAATCGCGCCGAGCGCGTTGCGGAAATCTTCGCGGAGTCCCATTTACTCTTTCCCGGATTTTCTGGGGGTCGAATAGGTCGAAACGCCCCCGGCGGCGAAGGACGATCAACTCCGCCGGAGGCGCGTGTCGCTAGGCGTGGACGCCCGTCGCAAGGCCGAAGGATTCCGGCCTCTTGATGAGAATGTCGGAGTCCTGCAACGCCACAAGGCGGAGGCCGCCGTTCGTGTCGTTCGCGTAAGGATCGACAACGATGTCCGTGCCACTCCAAAGGCAGACCGTCAGCTGCGTGAAGTCGCCAAACAGGAGCTTCGCGTTCGGCATGAGGTTCGCTTCGACGAAATCGCGCCCGATAACCTTGTTGGTCGCCGTGTCAAGCAGACGGACGGAGCCGCCGATTGCGCCGACGTTCTTCGGCGTGGACGCGCCGTCCGTCAGCACCTCGAAATCGCGGGTCTTCGCCAGTTTCGCCCAAACGCCGGAATTTCCCACAAACTTCATGCTCGGCTTGTAGGAGTTCGCGATCTTGGTGGCGGCGATAAGGTCGACGATCTTGTCGAACGTCGGCGCATTGCTCCACGCCGTGCCAGTAAGCGCGGTGCAAAGGCCAGTCGGCTGGCCCGCCGTCCCCGAACCCTGAAACGCGGCGGTCTCCAAACCGTTCGCGCAGGCGTACATGAGCCATTCGAGCACCTTGGCCTGTACATTGACGGACGACTGCAGGAGCAGTTTCCGCGTAATGTCCACATACGCGCCGTAGGTGTGCGGCGTCGCCGTGATCTGGCCGAAGGTGGGGTTCTTCTTGGCCGCGTTGCCGCCCTCGGAGGAAATCCACCCGCCCGTAATGCTGCCGCCCTTGGGGATCGAAATGTTCCCGACAAGGCCAGTCAGCACTTCCGCGCCCAACTGTTCGCGCAGGACAAGCGTCGCGACAAGCGCGTCGATAAACTGCCCGGCGAGCAGCATGGTGGCGATGGTGTTGTTGCCCGCGCCGCCGATGCCCGAAATGCCGCCCGCGCCGGTGTCCGTGTCGTAGGCCGGGGTGCCGAGCGTCAGTCCGCCGTCGCTGGCGTTCGCCGCCGCACGGTTGCCGACGAAATCGGGGAGGAGGATTCCCTGTACGGCACGGCCAGTCTTCGCCTTCAGTTCGTCGGAAATCTCGCGCTCGAAACCGATGTCGATGCTCGAATACTTCGACTCGGCAACCTCCGCGTAGTAGCGCAGCACCTTTGCGAAGTCGTACTTCTGGCGGATTTTCTTCTGGTCGCCCTCGTCAATGACGGCGCGGGCTTCCTCGGAGGGCTTCGCGGGCTTCTTCGCCAGTTCCGCAAGATACTTCTCGCGGCGGTTCAGAAGCTCCTCGCGCACTTCCTCGAAGGAACGCTCGGAGGTGAGTATGTCGGCGACTTCCTCGCCGGGAACATGAGCGGCGGCAGCGAGTTCTCTGATCTTCTGCCTCTGCTCGGCGGTGTACTTCATGGTCGTTTTCCTTTCTCCGACGGCGGGGATCGCCGCCGAGGTTGAGGTTTTCTGTTTCAGTTCTGCGTCGGCATTTCTACCAACGCCCACCCCGGTATCTGCCGGGACGTTCACAAACGACGCCTCGTATGGCGTCCAGTTCGTGACGCGGAAAATCGGGAGGCCCGTTGCCGCGTCAACGCCGTCGCGCTTGTACTCGTTCACGATGTAGCCGACGGACATGTTGCGCTTTATGCCGTCAAGGGCGTCGGCCTCAATGTCCCGCGCTTTTTGGGAGTGGCCGAAACGGATCGTGCCGACGATCTTGCCGTCCTTGACTTCCGGCTTGTCCATGATCCCGATCTGTTCGCCGTAGTGGGTGTCCTGAATGACAAGCCCGTCACGCATCCGGGTGTCGTCGATCTCCCCCGGCTTGTGGCCGAGCACTTCTAACGCTTTCACATATTCGCCGCTTTCGGGGTCTGCCATGTAGCGGGCGTAGGGCGTCTCGGACGAAATCGAGCAACGCACGACGCGCTCGGTCTTCTTGTCCTTGCCCTCGCCAACTTCCCGCGTTTCGACGATCCACTCGGCGGCGCGGTACTTGCGCTTGTCGTCCTTCGGCTCGTCGGCGCGGACGCGCCTGTCAATCGTTCGTTTCTTCATCGTTCTCCTTTCCCGTCTTCGGGGTATTCTCTACCTTTAGCGGTTCGGTCAAAATCCCGGCGGCGTCCTTCTTCTTCTTCAGCCGCTTCTGTTCGGCGAGGTTCTCTTCGTAGTCCGTGCCGTAGTCGGCGGCGATCTGTGTGTCGGTCTTCCAACCGTGGGCGACGGCGACGGCTGCGGCGTTCACGTCCTTCATCGGGTCAACCCACTCCCACGTCCGCCCGCGAAACTCATGTTCGACAAGCCGGGGGAAGTCTGCGGCGACATACGGCGACGACGCCCGGTATTTCAGGAACGACGCAAGCCACGCCCGGAAGACGGGGGCCACCAACTGTTCGATCATCTGGGCTTGGAGCGTCCGCCAATGGTCACGCTCTGCAAGCGTACCGGCGCGGACGGACGAAAACGAAACGCCCGCCCAATCGTTTGCGAAACAGGCGTACTCAAGGCTGAGGCCGCTTGCCACGTCCCGGAGCATGGAGTTCTTGAAGTTGGTCAGTTCGCGGTTCGGGTGCGACGGCGTGACCGTCTTGTAGTCCCACCCCTGTTCGAGCATGATCTTCGTGCCGGGTTCGCTCGGCATGGTGAGCGCGGCGGATTGGTCGTCGTCGTACTCGCCGATCTCGCCGCCCTGTCCGGCGGGCGCGGTATAGACGCCCGTCGTGTTGGATTCGTCGCGGGCGGCGACAAGTTCGGCGACGTTGTACTCGTCGAGCATCTTCAACTTCTTCAGCACGGCATGGCCGAGCGGTATTCCCCGCGTCTGCGTTTCGTCGTGCTGCGTGTAAAGGTGGAGAATGTTCGCGGCGGGTATGCGGACGACGGGCTTGCCGCTGATAAACGCCGCCGCCGGGTCTTCGCGGGCTGCGCGGAAGTAGTAGGCGACTGGGTGCAACGTCCGGCGGTCAACCTCGACGCCATTGCGGATCGCGGTCGCCGTGCCGTTGAGGTTCATCGTCTCGTCTATCGCGTCCGGGCGGATCACGCGGAGCGAAAAGCCGTAATCGTTCTGGGCGGCGCGGTCGATCAGGACAAACGCCTCGCCGTCCCGAGCCCAATTCGACGCGCACAAGCGGCAAATGGCCGCGAACGACTTGCGGCCCGTCACGTCGGCCAGTTCGGGGTCGGTCGTCCACTTCCACCAATGGTAGGACAGGAACGCCGCCGCTTTCGCGTCAACCTTCTCGATGTTCGTCTCGCGGCCCGGCAATGGCTTAAACTTGAAACCGTCCCCGACGACGTTCGCAACGAAAAGGTCAAGCCAACGGAGGTAGTGTTCGGAGTTCTTCTCCATGTCGCGGGATCGCTGCCGGATAATCGCAAGCGCGGCGGCGATCTCCGTGTTGGAAAAGCCGCCGTCCCATTTCCACGGGGCCAGAATGCGCGAAACCTCCGCCGCGCTGAATGAGCGGACGAGCCGCCCGTTGTGCGCTTCGGGCTGTTCCGGCTTCGGCTTCGCGCGTTTGAAGATGTTGAACATTACACGAACCTCACTTTCATGAATTTCGGCCCGTTGGATTTAGGCTGCTGCCCAGTCTCGTCTTCTTCGGCGCGTCTGCGCCAGTAGGCAAGGATTGAAAGGAGGTCGGCGTAGTCCTTGTAGGTGATCGAAAGTTCACCGACGGTGATGGTCTTGTTCGGGTTGTTGCCGTAGTTCTGGAGGGCCGTCTCTACGGCGGCGACGACGGCGCGGTATCTGGAAACAAGCGGGCGGATGTACACCGCGCCGTCCGCGATTGCATCCGATCCGCTCGGCGTGGTGGCGTAGACGATCCAGCGCGTCGCGCCTGAAAAGCCCGCAAGCGTATCCGGCGTCGCGGTGGCCGTCCATGAGCCGTCGCCGTTCGCGGTGGCGGCGACATCGGCTGATTTCACGCCGTCCGACAGTTTCAGGGTGACGGCGGTCGTGCCGTCCGGGGCCGTGAATGTCCCGGTCAGCGTCTCGCCGTCGAACGCGGTGCGGTCTGTAAGTCGTCTCGCCATTGGCAGTTCCTTTTGCCATTGGCGGGGCGGTCAAAATCGCGGCGGCGTTTCGGGCGTTCCTCGCGGTTGCGGTATTCGTCGGGCAAAATGTCGCGTGTGTCGTAGTCCATGTTGCTCCTTCTGGGTCAGTAAAGCCGCCCGCCGATTGCGAGGCGGTGTTTCTTCTTCGGCGGAAGCTGCGGCGGCGATTCTGTTTCAGGCGTTGCCGTTCCCGATTCCGGCGGTTGCGTTCCCGTTTCGGCTTTCGGCGTTTCCGCGCCGACGATCTTGCCGCCGATTGCGAGGCGCGTCTTCTTCTTGGGCATGGTTTCTCCTTCCCCGGTCAAACCTTCCGCGCCCGCAAGCGCGTAGCACATGGCGAGACAGTCTCCGAAATCGTGCGGATTCTTCGTCTGCCACTTGTAGGCGTACCTCTCCTTGCCGTCGTTCGACTTCACGCGGGTCTTCGCCTTGAGTTTCTCGTTCGCCACTTGGACGGCGAAGCGGTAGTGGTTGGCGTTGCCGTCGAACAGGGAAAGCCCGCCGTCCGCGCCAGGCTCCGCTCCCCACGCCCTGTGCATCTTCTCCTTGTACTCGTCGGCGTTCCACGCAAGCCAACGCCGCCCCTGCGGATCGCGGCACAAAATGGTCGCGTTCTTCTCGCTGCGGATTCGGCTGCGGACGTTCGGGTTCCAGTTCTGCCCGGCGCGGCCCAACATGGCGACGGCCTCGATCCCAAACTCGGCGGCGACGGTCGGCGCGAACGCGGTCACGGTGCTGAATTGCCGCCCGCCCGCGTCTATGCCCCACTTGTCGATGTGGATTCCCTGCGCCACGATCTCGCGGGCGTGTGCTTTCAGGGCGGCGAAAAGCCGGGCGTTAAACTCGGTGTCGTTCAAGTTCTCCGGGATGCGGATGCGTGTGACGTGGTAGGACGTGACAAGCGCGGTCAGCCGTATGTCGAACGCCGTGATCGCCGTCGTTATTGCGTAGCCCGGATTGATGTCAGTTGCGGCTGCGGTGAAAACGGTCGCGGGCGGTATGGTCTTCGGCGGAACGCCGCGCCGGATTCGGGATAGGATGTGCCGGGCGGTCAACTCGAACGCGAACGCATTGCGCGGCGGCTGCATCTGGTATTCGCTCATGAACGTCGCCTCGCCGTCGCGGAGCAAGATGTTCATGGCGTGTTGGATTCCCGAAATCTCGGTGGCCGGGTCGAAGTTTCGCGGATTCAGGACGGACGCGCCCGCGTCCATTTCCTTGCGGTGCTTCCGATAAAAGCGGTTCGCGGCGATATGCGGCACGCGGTCGGCGGCTTTCTCGGCGTTGAATATGTCCCAATACTCGGCCCAAAGGTCGCGGACGCCCTTGCGCTCTTCGGCGGTCGCTTCCGGGTTGTGGCATTTTGGCCAGGCCGTCACCATCTTGTAGGTCTTCGTCTTCCATCCGGGATCGGCGGCGAACGTCTCGGAAAGGTCGTCGGCCTCAATCGGCGTCGAGGTCATTATGGCCGCGATCTTCTTGCGGTGTCCGGCAAGCCCCATGAAGGTCTTTTTGATCTTGGCCGCCATTTTGGCGACCTGTCCTTCGCTCTGGGCCTTGTCGTCGTTCTGCAAGTCGTCGAAAATCAGAAAGTCCGGGCGGAGGATTCCTTTCGCCTTTCCTCTGGCCCCCGCGTTAAAGCCAACGGCGTCAAGGATTACGCCGGAGGAAGGGAAAGGTCGCCCCGTTCGCGGATCGGCAACGGACGGAAACACGATGCGGTCGGCGGCTTTGCGCGGGTTCGTCGGCTTGCCGTGGTACTTCTGTGTTTTCGCCCGCTGGTATGCCCCGGCCAGTTTCAGGAACGGCAGGGCGATTTCGGGGAAGTCCTGAATGAACGCGGGGCAGGAAGTGACGGCGGCGAAAATGTCCTCGATGATGTTTGAGGCGTTGCCGTCGTTCGCGCCGACCACCACTTCGTACCGTCTGCGCCCGGTCGCGGCAACCCACAACGCCGCGCCCTTGGTGTAGGCGGTCTTGCCGTGGCCTCTGGCGACGCGGATGTGGTAGGGGATCGAAGCGTCGCCGATTGCCTGTTCCATGTCGCGGACAATCGGCTGCATGGACGGCGGCGGCGGGATTTCAAGAAACGCGCCCGCGCCGGGGTCGTCGTTCGTGCAATAGGAGCGGAGGAAGTACAGGAAGTCGCGCTCGGCCCGGAGGCGGCGTTTCCAGTCAATCCCGGCAAGCGCGGCGTCAAGGTCGGCGGCGATGTCCTGATACTTCGCGACATGCTCGGCAGCGCGTTCCGCGCCAGTTTTCGCGTCGGCGGTCGTGTAGGTGATCTCAAAGTCCGCCTCGGTAGGGTTCAACCGCTCATTTATGCCCAAAACAAGGCAAACAACCTCTGATGCGCCGTGTTCGGTCAAAAACCGCCTATAAAATCCCAATGTCCGCCCGGTAGTTGCAACATCATCCACGAAAAGGACGCGCTGCCCGCCTATGTCGCGGCGGAGTTCAATGGTCGCCGCCTCTCCGTCGAAGTCTATCTCTGATTTGTGGTTGTACTTGCGGCTCTTGACTTCTGCCGTCCGCACAAGGTCGCCGCCGAGAAGTTTCTGGAGTTGCGTCTCGGCTTGCGTGTGGCCGGGGCAAGCCAAAATCACGCCGCAACCGAAATGAGCGGCAACGCCACGAATCATCGCGCCGAAAAGTTCTGCGTTTCGCCCCTGCTTCTTGAATCTGTACACCAACTCGGCGTCCCGCGCCTGTTGGTAATTGCCCGAAGCGCGTGATCCAAACATGGAAACATAGCTAAAGAAGCCATAAAAGCCGCTATGTTCCAATAATCTGCACTTGTTTACCATTTTTTCGCGCTTCTCGTATCGTGTACGCAGTTCCTCGGCTCTTGCCGTCCCAAAAAGCGACAAGTCGGTCGCAAGCGGCGACAATCTGCCGATTGCGGATTAGCGGTGCGCCGCGTCCAAATCGTGCATAATCCGGCAAAAACTCGATGACGGAAAGCCCTCGCCGCCGCGCTTCCGTCGCCGCAAGGGTGTCCGCGCCCCGCGCTCCGCCCGAAACAATCACGTCCCCGGCTTGCGCTGCTATTGCGTCGAAGTCAATCTCCGCAACCGTTCGGCTCCCTATAACTGCGATTTTCATGGTGTTTAGTGGTTTTTCCCGTTAGGCGAAAAACGCGCGAGACCTCGGCCTGTGGGCGCGAGGGGGGATCGGCTGACAGTACCTTGGGGGGTGGGTATGCCCCCTATAATCGCGCCGTTGCCGCCCACGGTAGCCTGTGGCGCGTCCGTTGCCCTTGTGCTGGGCGGTGTAAGGGTTGCCGTCCTCGCGCTCCTAGGGCCGTTTTTGAGCGTCTGGCGCGGTGGGCGAGTTATCAACATTTACAAACCTCGCCGAATAGATCGAGTTGGGTGTACTCGCGTGGCTCGGCCTTTCGTCCGCCCGTGCCTCGCATGAGTCCGCCGTTGGCGATGGCCTTGAATACCGGGCGCGTCCTGAATAGGTCTTTGATCCTGGCGAACGCCGTCTGCTTGGTGAGGCCGTGCGCTTCGGCGTATGTCGTCATGGTTCCGCCGTTTAGGAAGTGGGCGACGATCTCAAACTCCGTGCGGGTAAGCGTCTTGAATGTGTCCTCCAGAATGGCAAGGCGTCCAACCTGTTCATACGGCAGGGCGGCGACACAAGCCAGCAGGGTTGTCAAAGTGTCCCGTGTCCGCGTCGCCTCGTCTGGTTCGCGCTTCGGTTCGTCGATCTCGCCGGGGTCTGGCGTGTAGGAAGTCTGGTGGTTCGGGACAACCTTGGCAACGCGGCCAACCGTGCCGTCGTGTATGGCGTCCAGCGAGACACTACCGTCCCCGGCGATTTCCTCGCCGAGGCGGCATTTCGAGCAGATTTCACGCAAGCGCGCGATCTCTCGGTTGTGTCTGCAATTATGGCACGTCATGTCATTGCACTCTTGGCGAATCAGTCAAACGCCCAATCTGCCAGAATCTTGGCGGATCGGTCGGCCTTGGTGAAGTTCTTTTTCGTCCGCACGGCGACATAATGCCGGGCAAGGTCGGCAATCCACCGCGCCGCCGTCCGTTCGTCGTTCAGGAAAAACACGGGGACTCCGTAGGTCGCGAAGACGGACAGGGCGAAACCCCAAAGCGCGCCGTGGGCGTCTAGGCCGCAATGGTGGCGGAACGCCAGCACTTCGTCGGCGGTGGCGGTCACGATCACGGCGGCGAGGTCGTAGTGTCTCATGCGCTCAAGTTCGCGGTTAAACCGCTTTTTCGGCTTCTCGCTCTGGGCCTCGTACCCTCCCATCATGGTTCCGGCGAAGTCGACGAGGCTCTTCCTCTCGACGGTGAAGCAGTTTTCCCAGCCCTTGATCGAATAGTCGCCCGTGTGGAGCGTTCCGTTCTCGACGGCAACGCCGTCCGGCCAGTCGGTCAACGGTGTCTGTTCCCTGGTGTCCTCGATGATGGTCAGCGGCGGTTTTTTGGCTTTCTGTTTACGCGGCATGGTTTACCTCGTTTCGGCGAATGAGACAACTTGCGACAAGTTGCGACAAAAGGGGGGTGAAGGGGGTGGGGGAAATGCGACAAATAACTGCGCAGGGGAAACACACCCCCTTTAGGGGGGGTGTGTCCCCTGTCGCATTGTCGCAATTCCTCCCCCGTTGTGGGTGTTTTGTCGCAATGCCTGTCGCAGTCTGGTTTGTCGCAATCAAAAGAGCATCTCCTGTTCGGGGTTGAGGTCGGCGTTTTCTGGTTCGGCAGAAGGTTCGGCGGCGGCGACGAAAAACGCGCCGTGGCCACTCCCGATTTCGCGCAATCCAAAGCGCGAAGGGTCGGCGGCGATTAGGTTGTAGGCGGCTTCGCGGGTGGAACGGCTAAAGCCGCCAGTCTGTTTTGAGTTCAGCCCCTTTGATACCCATTGCCGTTGGCCGTTCTTGGCGTTCGCTGGCCGGGCTTCCGCCGTCCATGCCGTGCGGATCAGTTCGGCGACGACGGCGGCGCAACGTTCAATCGGCGACGGCTGGTTCGTCTTGACGGTCGCGGCGGCGTTCGCGCTCTTTTTGAGTTCGGCAAGTTGCGCCTCGTCCGGCTCTACCCAAAAAATCATACCCTTGTCGGCGTATTCCGGCAAGCGATTCGCGTAGCAGACCGTTTTCTTCGTGGTCGGCTTGCCGGCGGCGTCCTTCCACGCCAACTTGTCGCCATGCTTGGCGGCGATAAGGTCGAAGACGCCGGGCAACTTGCCGCCGTTCCATGGGGTCAGGACAAGGGCCGAGCGGATGTAGTTCGTAAATTCGCCGCTCCCGCTGCCTAGGTAGGCTTTGAATATCTCGCCTTGGTTCATGGCGTCCTTGTTCGGCTTGCCCGTGTGGTGAATGATGATGCAGCCGCATTTCGTGTCCTCTGACTTGATCACGGTGTCGATCCCGTGGCGGAGAAACGTGGTCATGGCGTTTCCGTCGTTCATATCGGCCCCGAAAAAGGCGAAAAGCGGGTTCACGATGATTAGGTCGAAGTGGTGGCTGGCCTGTTTCCGGCGGACATGCTCGACGAATCTCGCCCCGGTCGATCCGTCAAGGGCGCAGAATGTCACGCGGCTCTCGGCCTCCTGTATCTGTTCGGGCGTCCAGTCCAGTTCGGCGGCAAGCCCAATGCGGATTCGGTCGCGGAAGTTGGCGACATCATACTCGTCGTCCTCGCTCTGGAAAATGCCGATTTTGAGCGGGCGCAGGGGGCGGACGCCGAGGCACTCTTGGCCCCCAGCCCAAACGGTCGCCGCCTGCATGGAAAACGACGACTTGCCGACGCCGCTTGTCGAAACGATTGCCCCGCACATGCCGCGCCGGAGCCAACGGTTCTGGAACAGGCAGTCGGGGTCTTCGCAGTCGGGGCCGGGCGTCTCAAACTGGTCGAGCGTCCTGTCCGTCTCGGCAAGCCGCTGGCGGTAGGCGGCGACAAGCCGCGTGAGGTGTTCCTCGATGTAAGGCGTGGCGATGTCCTTCACGGGCGTTCCGCACACATAGCCCTCGAACACGCCCGGCCCGTGCATCTGGAGCGCGAGAAGGTTGTCCCGCGCCTCGATGGTGTAAAGCAAATCGTCGAGCGGCACTTTCGCGGCCTTGACGGCCTTGGCGGCGGCCTTGGCCGTCTCCGGGGCAATAAGCGACGCCAGCACGATCATTTCCGATTCGCTGGCGTTCTGTTTTGTCGTCGGCATTGTCTAAAAACTCCATTCCTCTGGATTGATTTCGGGTAAAGGTTTCGGCGGCGGCGGCTTCGCGCGGGCGGGCCGTTTCGTTTGTCGTGCCGCCCACGCCTCTGCCTGTTTCCGTTCGCGCACCTCTTTTGGCAAGCGGGTAAAGTTCCGGCGGCGTTCCTCTGAAAACGCAATGTAGATGTTGGCCGGGGAAATCTCGACGCAACCGCAACGGCGGATGAGCCGTTCGAGCGCGCGGCGTGAACTGTCGAGCGTCCATTCCGTCGGAAACTCGCAGAACAGGACGCCGTTCAGATCCAGTTCGTCCATGTGAAGGAGCGGAAGCGGCGGCGGCGTGGTCATGGTTCGCGGCGGATTAGCGGGATGTAAACGATTGGCGCGAGGTAGATTTTCAGGCCGTAGGCAATCGCGGCGGCAAGTTCCTTCCGCGCCCCTTCGGAGTTCTGCCAACCGTCCAGAAGATAGATGGCGTCGCACGTTTCAAGGGCGTGAAGTTCCGCCGCCATAACCGCCGCCAGAAGCGCGGGGTCGGCGTTTATCTGGTCGGGCGTTCCGTAGTCCGCGCCGATCTCGACGGGGTTCACGACAAACCACCCGGCCATTCTGTGCGCCTGTGCGTACTGGTTGAATTTCGGATAGTTGAAATCAGGCAAGCCGCGCATTGGCCCGGCTATGTAAATTTTTGGCCGTTTCCTTATCATGTCCGCTCCTTCGTGTAAAACTTTTGGCCGTTTCCTTATCATGTCCGCTCCTCCGCGAATAGTTCCGCCTGTGTCTTTATGGCAAGCGCAAGGTAGGGAGACGGCCCCCAAACCTTCGCCGTGGACTTCGTGAACACTTGGGCGTCGTCTTCCCAAAAGCGCAAGCGGGTCAGCACGTCGAGGAGTGCTTTCTCCAGATTGTCAAGGTCTGGCCGAACGGTGTGCGGCACTTCGCGACCTGTCTTCGTCACGCTCTTCAGTTCGCTTTTCCTGTACGGGTAGCACCACCGCGCCTGAAAGTACACGGGGCCGTGGAGCGGAACGTCCGGCGCGTGTGGAGCAAGCATGGCGGCCAGAAAATCCTCGGCGTCGCGCACCTTCTGTTTCGTGAAAAAATGGGCGCGGCCATTACGGACGAAAACGCCTTTTTGCTGGGCGGTCGCCGTCGGCGGCACGATGTCAAGTTTTACGCGGATCATTTCGCACCGCCTTCCTCGCTTTTTAGTGCGTCGTTCCACGCGTGACTAAACTCGGCTATGCACATTTTAACAATGACTGATTTCCCGCATTTTAAGAATACTTCGCTTGTGTCGCCTGTGTTCGCAAGCGCAAACAGTACCTCGTCTGCTCGGATATAAATACCATTACAGGCTATAATCGCTTTATTCATTTCGCGCCGCCTTTCTTCAGCGCGTCGTTCAGCCGCGTTGTGACGAATTTGCCGAGGTCGCGTTCAAGTTCGCCGATCTTCTCCGCGTCGAAACCTTCACGCGGCGAAAACGTGACGACGGCTTGGGCGTCAATGGCGCAAATGCCGTGCGCGTCACTCGCATAATTGAGGTCGATGTAGATATTCACGACGCGCCGCCTTTCCGCAGTTCCTTCGTCACCCAACGCAGGAAGTCGTCGCGCACAACAAGCCACGCGACGTATGGCGTCCCGTCAGGGTTAGGCGGTTGTGTTTCGTCTATCGGCTCGAAATATGTGTACCTTTCGCCGCAGAATGTCATGCCGCCACAACGGCGCGCAATGGTAAACATGGTATTTTCAATCCTCATGGCCGCGTCGGGCTTCGCGTTCGGGTTCGCGGCCCTGAATCTGTCGAGCCATTTCTGCCAGTCGGCAATCGTTAGGTCTGTAGGTTTCATTGTCGTCCTTTCTGGTGTTCGTGTTTACAAGCCGAGGCACATTTGCCCCGGCTTAAATTTCGCCCGCTTCGGTCGCGGCGGCGGATTCCTCCAACGGTCGATCACCGCCACAAGGTCGGCAACCGTCCCGCGTCCGTTGTCAAGTCGCGATATGAGGGAACGGGCGTGGCGGTTCGGGATCGTTTCGCCGTGAAGATTCTCGAACGCGCAGACAAATTCTATGCCCGCAAGTGTGCGGTCGCCGCCCTTGAAGTGGATCTCCCGGAGCGGCGTCTCTGGGGTCAAGTATTCGCCGCCGTCGTTGTTCCGTAGCCCCGCTTCGATAATGGCGTCAATCACCGCCGCCATCGTGAGTTCGTCAGCCATTGTTCGCGCCCTCCGCGAAGTCGAAAAGCGGCGTATCGTTTTCAAGCCGCCGCCGGATCATCCGGCAATAACTCTCCTCCTGTTCGATCAGGACGGCCCGCCGCCCCGTCACCTTCGCGGCCATCCCCGTTGCGCCGCTCCCCGCGAAACAGTCAAGCACAAGGTCGCCGGGCCGCGTCGAGGTCTTTATCAGGTCTGCCAGAAGGTCGACGGGCTTTTCGCACGGGTGGCCACAACGCGCCGCAATCGGCACAACGTCGTAGCGCAACACGTCTGACTTCGTGCGCGGCTGCGCGAAATGCGGACGGCGCAACGCTTCCCATTGGTCGCGGAGTTCTTG